GTTTTGGCCAATTGGTCTCTGAAGGTTTATATTGAATGAAGTCAGCAGATTCCAAGTCTAAGATCTCCAAACAGAGTTGAAGCTGAGGCATGTAGTGGATGGGTACTTCTCCAGGTACAATCTGTCGAAGTGGTGGACACTTAATCTCGACGAGTTTCCCCGACTCTGTTACACCATCGGGACTTCCACCGAGCCAGTCATATACGGGATGGGGACAGAGACCAAGTTCATGGACAACCTCTCCGTGTCGCTCTTCATAGAGGATCCGTGCCTCATCTTCATACTTTTCACCGTGCCTCGTGGCTGCGTTCCCAGAGAACTTCTCACCCAAACCACACTTCTTCAATAAGAGACCTTCGGGTGTTTCATATTTATTCATACCAATAGCAGTCGCAGCATCTGAGGCTGTTAACATCTTACCACGGAGAGCAAGCCATTCTTCAGATTTCTGTGCCGCATATTCTCGATCTAATGCCGCTCTAACATTGGGATGCATATTAAATATCTATTGATTATATTGTTTAAGCTGTTCCTGTACGTTGAAGTACATCTGCGCGGCATTCTGTTCGGCTTGTTTTTTACTCTTGGCAATTCCTCTACTCATGCATGCATTGTTGATGAAGATGTCAATGTAGAACAATCCCTCGTAATGACCAACTACACGATACTCGGGGAGGGGCCACCCATTGACCTGGCAGTGGCGCATGAGGTGATCCTTGTAGTTGTCATCCACCATGATGGTGTTCATATCTACAAATTTCGGGTCTTGAAAAATTCTTAGGACAAACTCCTTGGCGTGAATGAGACCAATGTCCATGTAGATCGCACCGATGAGTGCCTCGAAGACATCCTCCAAAATCTTGGGATTATTGTTCCATTTGTTCCTCATCCCCTTTTCATCCATAATGACAAGTTCATTGAGATTGAGGGTATTCGCAATCTTGGCTAATGTTTCACCACGAACGAGCTTTGTACGAGCTTTCGTGAGGAAACCTTCTTGACGACTTTCATACCGATCGAATAAAAATTTAGTGATGACGAAGCCTAGGACTGAGTCACCTATGAATTCGAGCGTCTCGAAGGACTCTGTAAATTGTTCATACTCTTTGAGAGCGGATTTGTGGGTAAATGCCTTTTGGTACAAATCAAGATTTTTGATCTTTGTACCAACAAGTTGTTCGATTCGTGCCTTATCGACGAAAGTCACCATTTGTTATATGTTTATTGTTTTTTATTTTTAAGCCTCCTCCTTCTTGATGTAGTGGGGGGACAGGTACTTCTGGAGGTTAAGGTAGGTTACCTGAACGTCCGCGGGGGGTGCGAGAAGTTCGCGAAGTGTGTCGTCAAGGATGATTTGACGACCGTTTTCGGGGTGCTTGAGACCCTTCTCGGTGATGTACTTGTTGACAAACTTGGTCACTTCGGAACGGGAGATGAGATCACCCTCTGGAAGTCCGAGGAACGCCCTCAACTTAGGTGTCACATCCTGCTTACGGTTGAAGCCGTTATTCTCTGCGCGCTTCTTAGCCTTCTCGCCATCAGGGTCTTCTTGGGTGTTCTTAATCTTGCGAACAAGCTTGGTGAGGTTCTTGATATCGTTGCGGAGGGCGGCAATTTCGGTCTGAAGGGTTTCGAGAGACATTATATCTATCTTAGTTGCTTAATCTTTAAGTTCCTGAAATAATATATCGTCCCAGCGGTAACAATTAGCCATATTAAAAAGACAATTCTTCGATTGCCCGGAGTAGGTGGAGGAGGTCTATCTATGTATCGGAATGGTTCTCGGGATCCATCATCAGGACATCCGCCTGCGCAACAGTCTGAGGGACACGGTAAGACTTTGGGACCTTTCCTGACACCACAGAACTGCCCCACCTCCCCCTTGTATGCATAGCACCTACAATTTTCTATTACGTCACAGACCATATTATTATATCACGATATAATAATGGATGATCAGATTTATTCAAAGGCTGCGATCGAAAAGTTCATGAATGAAAATCTTTTATTCAAGGATGAGAAATTGAAGAAATACTATGATCGAAACTTACCAAGGGACCTCGGTAAATTTCGTAATCGACTTCACAGTGCCCATTCAGAAAAGCAATTGGAAAAGTTCATGTACGTTTTCATCACCGACTCCATACGAGATATAATACTCAAAACAATCGGGGAACTCACAGATTTTTTGAAATCCTCCGGTGACCTGATCATAAGTGGGGGAGAGGCTTTCAACCTGTACGTGGATTTTAAAGATCGAATTGTCACGAGTGACATCGACGCGAAATTTGTTCCACGAATCCCGATGAATGATAAATATTTTGGCAAACTTCAAGCCGTCAAACTCCTACTTTGGAATAAATTGGGGGAGTTGGCTAAGCGTCTAAACCTCCGGGTCATGAAGCGCATCATGATGATGAAGAAGGAGCATCCCAAGGTCTTTAAATTTTTGGGTATCGGTTTCAAAAACTCGGGTCCTTACGTGACGAGGCGGTACACTTTGATCAAAAAGACCAAAACGTCGAAAAATAACACACCCCGTACGGGTGACATATTCATCGATGTGGAACTTTTCGCATTAGACCTCAATATTCGGTATTATTCTCCAAAGACTGCAAAAATTGAGGACTTCAATATGGGTGGCATCTTGGATATTCCCTTCATGCGCCCGAAAGAATTTGGATATGAGGTGGTATTAGGTAAGAAGAGAGGTTTAACGTACCATGATATACCATCGGGTAAGTTGATCACCGATCGACGCATTCTCGTTGCGAGTAAAGAATTTCTCATCGAAGACATTTACTTGATGAATAAACTTAAACTTCGTCCAGAGAAGAAAGAAAAAGATCGCCAAAGACTCGTCAAACTTGCGCAGTTATTTGATGGACGCATTAAATCGTCGAATTCCATGGAGGATGCATTCAGACGAATCATCCCAAAGATTTCGAAAACCCCCATAAAGTCCGCGAAGCCCGTGAAGCCCGTGAAGGTTTCTATCAGTAAAGCTGGTAAAGTTGATCCCTATAAATTTAAAAATTTTACGACCAAGCCATCCGAAGATCGTCTCTCCAAACAGATTGTATATGGTCTCAAACCTGTTGTGAAAAATACAAACGTGCAGGGGTACAAAAAATCTTCAGGAAACAAGCGTTTCAACACAAACAAACTCAAATGGATAAATGTGGTGAATGATGCGTATGTCAAGAATGAATTTTCGTTGCGCCCAGAAAATGTCAAACCATTACCCAAAAACATGAACATCAGCAAAACCCTATATGGTTATAAACCCAGGCGAAATCAATGGGTCCCCAAGCAGTTACTCAATAAAGCGGCTGCTATCCCATTTGTCGGTTTAAAGAAATGAATCCATAGAAATACATAAATGATCTACAACGCCCCAAGCAAAGGTGACGATGGACTCTATTTTGTAAAGACACTCAACGATGACAAACGCAAGTGCCTCGTTCAGCTCAATAAAGTGAAGATCTCCGAGTGCTCCCCCACAGGCGAACTCGTCATGGATTTCGCACCCGGGGGCGTCGCCAGTGGGAAGATTGAAGATATCGATATTCGTAACCTGGAGGCAGCCCTTGAAAACTGTGAATCCTGGTTCGGTAAGAAGCTCTCAGAGAGTGTGATTAAGGGTGCCTACACCCCAGGACTTAAGGATGACCAGGTTACCGGGGAACGTCTCGACGTGACCAAGGTTTTCAATGCGCAGCAGGAGCTCATCGATTTCGAAAATATCCAGACTGATAAAACCTGTGATGTGATTCTCGAATTTGCCGGTCTCTGGTTTGCCAAGAAGGCGTTCGGACCAACCTGGAATATTGTCCAGGTCAGGGTCCACGATGACCCGATTCTCGATACATACCCAGAAGAGTATGCATTTGTCGATGAGGATGACCAATAAAAAAATTGTTGTACATATATAAAAGATAATGAAGGGTCGAAACCAAGGACTACTTATGCTCCTCGCCGTCGCTGCTCTCATCTTCCTCCTTTATTCCATGAACAACAAGTCGGGTTACGCCATCGTCGAGCGTGACTATTCGTCCTTTGCGCCAGCCGCTGCCCCAGGTCCCTCCGCCGCCCCAGCCGAGACCGCGTGCAATGGTATGGACAAGGGTACTGGACTCGCATCGTCCCTCCTCCCCCGTGAGGTTGCGTCCGCGGAGGACTTTGGTCAGTTTGCCCCAGAGGATATCCTCAAGGGACAGAACTTCCTTGAGCCCCGTAAGCAGATTGGCTTCCCCGAGACTGTCGGTGGTGCTCTTCGCAACGCGAACC